TGGCCTATTAAATGACCAACTATCAGTTAAATATGGAGTGATTGTAAGACTAGGAGAGGCACAAACTATACCCTGACTCATTCTGTAAGATGGCATGGCTGATGGAGTTATCATTGTTGCATTGTTATTTACAACACCACTAGCCTGACTTTGAGGAGAAGCTACTGTTGTATTAGCCAAAACCCTTGCAGGGCAGAGGATTATAGCTACTGCCCAAAGGTAGTTGTAGTTTCTGAAGTAGTGCTTGTATTTATTTGCCTTGTTATTGTCGTTACGGTGTCCAAACCTGGTGTGATTAAACTTTCTTGAATTGAGAAGGCTGCACCATTGTTTACGATTTCCCAACGAGGTATAGCTTCTAAGTTTGGTGAAGTCCAATTAAAGTTTACTCCCCCAACTGTTTGTTGGTTCGTAGTCGTAGGAGTAGGGTTGATATATCCTGTCTCAGATTCGATATTATGTCCGCTTGCTGAGTATGTGTAACCTGTGCGGTATTGGTGGCTTGTGATAGTTTCATTTATTATTGTTTCGGAAGTACTTGAAGTCTGAGATCCACCTGAACGAAATTGAGGCACTACGGGAACAGCAAATGTTCTTATCGGTAATGCTAATAAAACCAGTAACCAAAGTCTAGTCAATCGTAATAGTAACCTTAGTAGATCCTATGCAGCTAGTACCACTTCCTCCAGCAGTGCAAGTATGAATACCTGAACTTAATGAAGTAAGAGCAAGGTTTCCTGCTGTACCACCTGAAGCTACCGTTGTCGTTCCACCTAATACTGGTAACGCTGCTATACCGCTAGAGGGAGTCACAGCAGATGGTGTGGCATCTCCCATTATTACGGATTCTGTTTTGCTGAAAGCCGACCCCGATGTTGTCACCGTAGTGTCAGTTTGTATCATCGCTGGCACTCCGTTGGATAGCGAGCCAACATTGATCCCTCCAATCTTTCCTGATGTTGTTGTATCTCCTACAGTTACAGATGGGGTAATATTATTTCCGCTTAAAGAATAGGTCGTACCCACTTTTTGAGTAGTTACAAAGGGCATATCTACGGTAATTTGTGCAGAGGTTACAAATTCTTGCTTGATGTCACTTAAAACTGGTGACATTGGTACAAGTAATAATAATGGTAGTAGTTTTTTCATTTTTTTGTAGGATCAACTTTGATTACGTCAGGTTTTGTTGTGACGATTTCTAGTGGCTGCTTTATTATTATAGTTTGTGTGCCTTCAGAGGAGTTACTGATACTACCATTTTCTCCTTCTTCTTTCTTTTTTTTCTTTGCTCCCTGCGCTGCATTAACACTTATCCCTAGTCCACCTAAAATATTTCCTAAAAGTCCAGCAGCAAAAGTGCTATCTACTCTTGGCTGGTCTGGAATGTCTATCCCAAAAAGCTTGTTTGGTAATTTTACATATCCAAGAGATAACACTAATAAACACCAAGTTAATATAAATGCTTGTGCAACAGTAGAAACTAAAAAGGTAATTTTCTCCTGATAGTCAGGCTTGTCATCTTCTAATTCTTTACTTATTTGTGGCATATTTTTAATTTTTTCTTTTTCCATAGGGTTTTTCTGTATAATAGTCACAGATCAAGGACTCGTAAAGTGGTAGAGGTAATTGCAGCAGTAGGCGGGGCAATGATGACGGCTTGTTTTGTATCTGTAGGATCAATATCTTATAGAGGTAGACAATCAAGAGATGATCTTGTGCGAAATACAACAGCAATAGAATTATTAACAACAAAAATAGATGATATGCACGATGATATGAAAGAGGTATTTCATCGCTTAAAAGAAGTAGAACTTGCAGTTGCAGAAATAAAACCAAGAAGGTAGCCTCTTCCTTTATGACCAGCAGAAGAGGCTATAGCTCTAAGTGTGAGGAGTGAGCTACTATAAACGTAGCAATATAAAAAAAATTATGCTAAAAGTTATTGAACCTATTCTTTTTGCCTTTCTTCGTGGAAAAGCATTAAAAAAACTCGCACTTGATATAGTACGAGCGATGGTTAAAAAAACAGACAATACAGTAGATGATCGCCTATGTGATGCGTTAGAAAGAGCTTTGTTTCCAGGTAGGTAATTACTTTTTACCGCCTTTCTTTTTTTTCTTTTTCTTCCCCATTCCTGTTCCGTAATGGCTGGGCATGGTATGTAAATATAACTAAGCTAAGTATAGCCTTGTTGCCTTATTAGACCAGTACGCTAGTCTTAGGTTGGAGGGACTTGTAATGAAACTTGTAATGCCTTGGTCAAATTGGTTTAACAAACAAGCCAAAAAAAGGCGCAAAGTTGAGCCGTGGGTTTTGGCTGACGTTACATTAGAAGAGGAATTGCAAGTTGAAGTATTTTTACGTCATATAATAGATACACTTGATCCTAACGATATACCAGATCTCATTAGTGCTTTTGCAAAAGAAAATTTTAGGTTAGTAAAGATAATAAATCAAGCTGGTGATCATATAGATAAATTAGATCCTAAATCTTCTTCTCCCAAAAATAAGCGCAATCTTTCGCCCAAATCCCGCCACTAGCTTTGCCTTCTGGCATACCAAGGCCACATTCTGCTTTTATAACTAAATGATGTATGCAATCTATACATAGAGGATGATCTCTGCTCATACACCTGGCATCAGCATACAAATATTCTGCTTCTATTAATGCAGGCTCTAGCTCTTTTGCTTTTAAAGGTAAATTTAACTTGCCTTGTTTAGTTTTTATTTTTACTCGCCATACTGTTGGCTCTTCTTCATATAGAACCATGCGACCAGCATGGTATCTAAGTGAAGCCATTTTTATATTTATGCCTCGTAATCATCAGGTGGAGGACTAAGCCAGTATCTTCTACCATTTATAACTCTAAAAACATGATTACCGCAACATATAATCTGTCCTAAGTTTTTCTGCTGCTGCCTGTGCTTCTGATCGTGTCTCAAATGTTCTGCTGAGATAGACAACTTTTCCGTCATAAAACCAACCCCTGAATTGATATGTAAGACCATAATATATGGGCTGAACTCCAAAATTATTTTTGGAGACTAAATGTGTGACATACAAGATTTATTTCTTCTGCCAACACAGGATTAATTTTTTAAGTTCTGCTATACGTTTTTTAGCAGCCTCGATCTTTTCTTTCTTAGTCATATTAATTGATAAGTACAATCCCTCCATCTAGCCTTAATATATTTAACAGCTTTAGCTTGTGTCTCTGCATATGTAGATATTTTCATTGGTGCAGTACCTATGCCAATACCTTTAAGAATAAAGGTATATTTCTTGGTTTTTTTATCTTTTTGGGGTCTTGTTACACCTTCCATATCAGGTGTCATTGCAAGAATTTCCTTGTCTCTAAAATTCTGCGATTGCATTTTCTGCTGCCTCCTGTTCTTTATCTGTAAAATCTCTTATTAACATCTTTGCAACTTTATTTACTTGATAATTATGTTTAATAATAATAGTTCTAATATTTTCGTCTACCCAATCACTACGAAGACTTGCAGTATGATTATCTGCGTACTCAACAATATGATCGTAACCTCTAATATCAAGATCTAGTTTTTTTGCTAATTGTTCAAGTTTGTTTTGTTTTAATTTTTGAAGCTTTAGTTCTGATTTGTTACTTCTTTTCCCGTTTGTGTATTTAGGTGTCATGTTATTTTTTCTAATTCAGCAATAGCTAAAGAACGTGCTTTATCGTGAATAGTTCTAAAATCGTTCCTATCTATATATTGTAAAATAATTTCTGAGAAATGTTTATCATAAATAGACCTAAATAAACTTTCATCGTGGTCTAAACTAATAAGTTGGGACAAAAATGCTTTGCATACCTGTTGTTTTCGTCTGACTTTTTGATGCCAATCTTTATCATATGCTTCCTGTTTTTCCTGTTTAAATTTCTTAATATAGTCATCCATACTTTTGATGGCTGTCATTAGCTCATCTTTTAATAATAAAACTTCTGGATTAGATAAAGACCCGACATCATCAATCGAAACAACTTTATCAATTTGTTTACTATTGAATGTTAAAGGCATAGATAAGGATAATTTCATTCTATTTTAGCTTAATTTGGCTTAAAATCTACTTTAGTTAGCCACGATAGATAGTCTTTCGTCTAGGTGGATTAAAGTCAAATGTTCTTGCAAAGTCACAAGCATCAGAAACAGTAAATGCAAAATTTAAATAATCTTCTTTTTCTATTTGCAGAAAACCTTTATGAGGTGTTATAGGAATTTTACAAATATTTTGAAAATCAGGAGAATGTCCACCTCCAGATGGAGTTTCCGTATCACAAGGCCAACAATATACGTCTTGCATTATTTGGTAATTCTCTTCATTTATCACCATGCGTTTTAAAATAGTATCTACTTCAAAAGATCCACATCGAGGACAGAAAGAAGTATTTTTTAGGACATCACTTGGTTGGCCAGATAATAAATAAACTCGATCAAGCTTAATAAGTTTTTTAAATTTATCAAATTTATCGCTTTGCTTTATATTATGTGGCTTTATTTCTACCCACATATCTTTGCCTTGTGGTGTACGAATTAAAAAATCAGGGCAATAATATGAGTCAGCATTATTTTTATTATCTAACTTAAATCCTTCTGGTTCATATTCCCAATGTATATTTAAATAATCAAAAAATACAGCCCATCTAGCTTCTAATCTTGACTTAAATTGTACTCCATTATATTTAGTAGGAATTGGAGTTATATTATATTCATTAATTTTTTCTGTTGTTGGTAGTGTGTCAGGTGTAACAGTTGATAACAAAGGATTTGGAAAATTTTTTTTTGCAGTTATAAATTTTGTATTTACATGATCTCCAAATGTCTTTTTCACAGCATTTTCAATAAGTTTTTTTCTATTGATAATAAGATTTGCCCAGTTTGGAGATAATGAAATTGTAATTTTATCCAAATCAAAACTCTCTAGTTTAGCTTGTTGTAAAAGTAACATTCTTGTAGATGGCAACTCTAATTTGGAAACGATTGATTCCCATTTTGTAATTTTGTTCATAAATAAAAAAGGGGCATTATGCCCCCAAGTTTAAAAAGGAAATTCCTCTTCTTGTTTTTTAGGTGTAGAAGATGACGAACTTGAGGACTCATTAGCATCAGCTTCTTCTATAGCTTTCATTGTCTTGTAATCAGGCTCTAGGTTAAGACCGATATACTTCTTGCCTTGCTTGCTTTCGTTA